CCAGCAAGGACTTGCTCGTATGTGGAGCCGTTCAACTCGTTATGATTTCTACTTCCCAGCGTTTGCAACATTAGGTGAACAAGCTGTTTTAAATAAGGAAATTTATGTTACAGGTGGTTCTGGGGACGATAATGTATTTGGCTATCAAGAACGCTGGGCAGAATACCGATACAATCCTAGCCGCATTTCAAGTTTGTTCCGTTCTACTGCTTCTGGAACTATTGATGCCTGGCATCTTGCCCAAAAATTCACATCTGTACCTACGTTAAATTCAACATTTATTCAAGACACACCACCAGTGAGTCGGGTTGTTGCAGTAGGTTCAGCCGCTAATGGACAACAATTTATTTTTGATAGCTTTTTTGATTGTAAAAAAGCACGACCAATGCCAATGTACTCTGTACCTGGCTTAATCGATCATTTCTAATGTTAGGCGCTATATTAGGAGCAGCAGCAACTGCAGCTGGAGTTGCTACAGGCAACCCAGCTTTAATTGCTGCGGGCGTATCTGGTGGCTTATCTGCATTTGGTCAAGAAAGGACTAATGCACAAAATGCTCAGTTAGCTAGAGATCAGATGGCTTTTCAAGCTGATATGTCTAACACTAGTTATCAACGAGCAGTGGCTGATATGAAAGCAGCTGGATTAAGTCCAATGCTTGCATATATGCAAGGAGGAGCTTCGACTCCTGGAGGCCAAACTGCAGTTATGCAAAATGCATTAGGAGCTGGAGCAACAAGTGCAACACACGGATATCAAACTGCATTAAATGCAGCTTTGAATGTTGCAGATATTAAATTAAAAGGTGAACAAGCTGGAGCTGCTGGATCTCAAGAAGATTTAAATAGAGCAAACATGAATTTATCTCTTGTAGAAGCAGCTAATAAATCAGCTCAATTACCTGGACATGAGCAATTTGTGAATCAAGTCGCATCACAAATTAAATTAAATAATGCTATATCTGCATCTAATAGTGCTAACGCTGCTAAAACAACTGCAGAAATGCCTGAATCTGTTGCTATAGGCAAAGTTTATGAAGGCGAAAAAGGTAAATATATTAAAGGTGCAGAAAGAGGAGCTGAAATATTTAAAGATATTGGTATAGGAGCTTCTTCTGCAAGATCAGCTATTAAATCTAATACGTCTAATATGTTTAGACCGCAACAACCAGATAGTAGACCAACTGCAAATAGGAGATAAAAATGTCAAAAAACGGAGTTTTTTTACGTACAGCCTACAATTATGACAAAGATGCTGCATCTAATGAGTCAGGGTTGGCTTGTGAGGAGCCTTCCCTGGCTCAGCAGCATTTTAAAGACGAATGTGATATTAATAACATTCTTCGTCAATTTAACATTACAGGGCTTTTACCTGAAAGCCCGTTAAGTCCCCGTTATGGGGACTTTACAGGTATTGGTGACTACCATACCGCATTAAATAGAGTTATCGCTGCTCAAGACGAATTTGACGCATTGCCGGCCAATATTCGTGCAAGATTCGATAACGATCCTGCAAATCTTATTGAGTTCTTAGAGAACGAAGAAAATCGACCAGAAGCCGAGTCTCTTGGTCTGGTCGAAAAAGCAGCTGCCGAAGCCGTTGAAGCTGCTAAAACTACCCCTGAAAAGGCGGCTGAATAAGCCGTAGCACAGTTACCCTACTAGATGTAACTGTGCTAGGTGACACCAAACCCTAAACTGTACGATTAAAGGAGCTATAAAAATGATGTATAGAAAACCTGTTAATAAACGTCGTTCAGCACGTTCTTTTAGAAAGAACGCTAGACGTACTAAATCTGCAAATATGCAGAAATCTCCGCAGCGTGGAGGCTGGAGACTCTAAAAAAGCTCCAGGCACCTCACATGCCTTGTTATCACCCTATAAGTGCATATCAATGCACTGATGGAACAATAGTTTTCTCAGAATTGAGAAAACACGATATATCACGCTCTTTAAACTTACCTTGTGGACAATGCATAGGGTGTAGACTTGAACGCTCACGCCAGTGGGCTATTCGTTGCATGCACGAATCCCAAATGCATGAAGAAAACTGCTTCATAACCCTCACTTATAATGATGACCATATCCCAAGCGATCGATCACTACACTATAGAGACTTTCAGCTCTTTATTAAAAGATTACGAAAACGGTATCCTGGACGAAGAATACGTTATTACATGGCTGGAGAATATGGTGAAAACCTTGGCCGTCCGCATTGGCACGCCTGTATCTTCGGACTCGATTTCGATGATAAGAAATTATGGAAACGGACTTCCGCTAATAGTCTCTTATATAGATCCAAAGACCTTGAATTACTCTGGCCATTTGGTTATTCCTCCGTTGGAGACGTTACTTTCGAATCCGCAGCCTACGTGGCTCGGTACATTATGAAAAAGGTAACAGGAAAAAACGCAAACGAACATTACACAGAGATAGACCCTGAATCAGGGGAAATTATTACACGTAAACCCGAGTTTACTAAAATGAGCCTTAAGCCTGGAATTGGTTACGAATGGTATAAACAATACACTTCCGATGTGTATCCTCACGATTACGTTGTAATTCGTGGAAAAAAAGTCAAACCTCCAAAATATTATGACAAAAAATATAAAATAGATCAACCTTATGAGTTTGACGAACTACTTTACTTTCGAGAAAAGTCTGCTAAACTTCACTCTGAAGATAATACTCCTGAGCGATTGTTAGTAAAAGAACAAGTCGCAATGGCAAAACTTCAAAAACTTAAACGTAACCTCACTTAAGGATATTCCTCATGAAACTAGTACTATGTTCTGTTAAAGACCGTGCAGCTGATGCTTACGGTCGACCAATGTTTGTTCCTTCTGTTGGTGTCGCAATAAGGAGCTTTAGCGACGAGGTTAACCGCCAAGATGCGGATAACCAACTATTTAATCATCCAGATGACTTTGATTTATATGAATTAGGCGAATTTGACGATAATTCTGGTCAATTTGCTTTACATGAATTACCAAAACTATTATCCTTGGGTAAACAAGTAAAAATACTTAAGGAATGATTTAAATAAAACCGACTCAAAGGCATTATCTTTGGGTCGGAATAAACTAGGGAGCTTAATAAAATGCATCGTAATCAGTCAGTAGATGTTCATCAATTTACAATGATTCCAAAAGCGGATATTCCGCGGAGTTCATTTGATTGTCAATCAACACACAAAACTACTTTCGATGCTGGGTATTTAATACCCGTATATGTAGATGAAATGCTCCCTGGCGATACATTTCGCCTAAATATGACGGCATTTGCCCGTCTATCTACCCCACTTTATCCAATTATGGATAATATGCATCTTGATTCTTTCTTTTTCTTTGTACCAAATCGTTTAATTTGGAACAATTGGCAAAAATTTATGGGTCAACAAGCGAATCCTGGTAGTTCGATTTCTTATGTTGTACCCCAACAAGTATCACCAGCTGGTGGATACGCTATAGGTTCACTTCAAGATTATATGGGTCTACCTACTGTAGGCCAAGTAAGCGGTTCAAATACTGTTTCGCACTGTGCTTTTTGGCCACGTGCTTATAACCTAATATATAACGAATGGTTTAGAGATGAAAACCTTCAAAATTCTGTACATGTAGATCAAGGTGATGGACCTGATTCATCATCTGATTACACATTATTACGGCGTGGTAAACGAAAAGATTATTTTACTTCTGCATTACCTTGGCCACAAAAAGGTGCTTCTGTTACGTTACCTTTAGGAACGTCTGCACCTATTACTTATGCTGGCAATCCTGGTGATTTACCTTTGGTAGGCGTTAGAGATAACGCTGGAAATTTACGTAATATGTATGCCAATTCTTCTGATTGGATTGGCGCTCGAGGTGATACTTCTGCTATTGCCGGAACTTTAGGATTATTTGCTGATTTATCAACAGCAACTGCAGCAACTATTAACCAACTTCGTCAATCATTTCAGATTCAAAAACTTCTTGAAAGGGATGCCCGTGGCGGTACTCGTTATACTGAAATTATACGCTCACATTTTGGTGTTATTTCTCCTGATGCTCGCTTACAGCGTCCCGAGTACATCGGGGGTGGATCAACCAATATTAATATTAATCCGATCGCTCAGACATCGGGTAGCAATGCTAGTGGAACTACTACCCCTATGGGCACACTTGCTGCTATGGGTACTGCCTTGGCTCACAATCATGGCTTTACTTATTCAAGTACTGAACATGGCGTAATTATTGGAATGGTAGCGGTAAGAGCAGATCTTACATACCAGCAAGGACTTGCTCGTATGTGGAGCCGTTCAACTCGTTATGATTTCTACTTCCCAGCGTTTGCAACATTAGGTGAACAAGCTGTTTTAAATAAGGA